TGTCGGCGAGCGCTCGCGCGCCGCGTATCACGATAGTCGCCACTTTGTTGTTGGCCTCAGTCATCTGTTTGTCGGCGTCGGCGGTCGACCGTTTGAGGTCTTGCCTGAACTTGTTGAGGCCGACAACCTCGACGCGGCCGCCGGCGCCGATACCCGCTACCTTGGCCATAGTCACCGCCGTCTAGTGTTGCGCCAACGCAGATACGCCAGCAGTGTGGCAATCATAGTCGCCGGCTCGGCGAGTAGCGCGCTCGGCGCGATGCCGGTCTCGGCGGCGAGCGCCGCTATGAGCCAAGTGGCGCTGTCGTCTCCGAGTTTGGGGTATCACCGCCGTCAGACACCTCAACCTGCGACACGGTGAGTGTCCAATCGGGGTCGAACTTCTTGTCGGTGTTCTTGTTGCGCGTCTCGACGCTCCACGCCAGCCAGCCGAGGTCGGTGACGCGCACCTCCGTCTCGAACCGCGACACGCTGCGCGACCACGTGCGCTCGAACGCCACGAAGTCGGCGAACACGGCCTCGACGTCGCGCACGGTGCCGTCGTTGTACGTTATCTTCAATCCCAGTCGCATTGCGCCCTCCTACGGTGCTTGTTGATTACGACGTCGCCTTGGTGAGCGTGCCGCCTTGGAATGTGAGTGATGTGGTGGCCAGTTCGCCCACGGCGCCACTGATTGGCGTGTGTGAGGCGAGGTACGCGCCAGCGATGCTGTACGACGGATTGCTCGAACTCGTCGCTGCCGACGTCGGCTTGAAACTAATCGTGGTTGTCGTGCCGACGAGCGGAAACACGGTGGCCTCGACGTTGGAGGCGGCGAAGTCTTGGTTGAGCACGACCTCGACGCTGATGTTGCCGAGGCCGGATGTGAACTTGCGGCTCGCGTCACCGAACGCAGTGACCTCCACGGCCTCCTTCTCGTAGTTGATGGTGACGCTCGTGGCGCGCGACGCGAGTTCAACGCTGTTGATGGTCGCCGTGCAGTCGGTGAGAACGATTTGTGCCATAGGGGATTACTCCTTGTCGTGTTTGTCGCGCTTAGGCGTTGAGTGTATCACGGGTTCGAGGTGGCCGCCTGCGACGAGCGCCTCGACATTGAGGCCGTCGAGCGCGTCGCCGGCGACGGTGTCGCCTTGCTTGCCGAGCGTCGTGTTGTCTGACTTGATGCGGTATGTGCTCATAGGTGCCTCACGCGTGAACGGATACGTTGAAGGATACTTGGAGATAGTCGCCCTCCGCAACTGCCACGGTCTCAATCTGGGCGCCGCCCTCCACGTGCAGAGTTTGGGCGACGCCGCCGAGGGTGCGGTCGCCTTCGAGGGCGGCACGGATGGAGGATGCGCCAGAGTACGAGAGGTAATCGTCGAGACGAGAGTGCGCCAACCGGTCGACGTACCGGCCGACAATCACGATGACGTCGAACGACATCCGCACGTCGCCGCCGTTCATCGCGCGGTGATACTCGACATTGGTAAGCACCGGAAACGCCTGCGGCGGGTTGAGTTGTTCTGGTTGGAATGACGAGGTGCGAAGCCCGCTCACGGTGGCTAGGCGGGTGGCGAGGCCGGCGGCGGCCTGCGAGACGGTCGCCGGCATTACGCGACGCCCAGCCGGCGGTAGCCGTTGAGTAGGTCGCGCACGTCGGGGTCGACGGCGCGCACTTGGATTGCCATGTCGGCGAAGCCGACGACGCCGAGCGCCGCGTTGTAGCGGGCGAAGTGCCGTATGGCGAGCAGTTTGGTGGCCTCCTCAACGTCGTCAGGTATCGACGGCCAGCCCCACACGCCGACGACCTGCGCGCCGGCGAGCATCGGCACCGTGAAGATTGGGAATGACTTGGCGCCGATTGCGAGGATGCGCCGGTACGGTCGTGATTGGAGGTCGTGGTCGCGCGGTTCGAGCACGTAGTCGGTGTTGACTGTCCACGTGGTCTCGAACGTGTTGTCGCCGTTGTCGTCGGTTTTGAGGGTGGTGACGCTGACGAGGTCGTTGACGAGCGGCAGCCGGTACTCGTCGTATGCGTAGAGAGACACGGTTTGCGAGGTTTGGTAGAAGAACCGACCGGTGAAACTGTCGACGCGACGCGAGGCCGATTCAATCGCGCCTTCGAGCAGCGTGTCGTCGGTGCCGTCGGTTATGCGCAGTATGCCCTTGACGGCTGCCAACGTCGTGTAGCCGTTGACAATCGGCATTAGGCGTCGCGCCGCTTGGCGCGCCTCTTGACGGCGCGTTCGACCGCCGGCTGTACGGCCGTGCTCTCGACGTGCGGCTCGTCGTCGACGTGGCCGAGTGCGCGCAACTGTTCGGTGACGAGGTCGGCGCGCGCGTGGAGGCCGCGTTGTCGGTAGCCGGCGCGCTCGACGAGCAACGCCGAGACGATGCTCAGGTCGTATCGCATACGAGGATTGTAGCAGTCACGCCGCCGCTAGGCGGCGTGCTCGCGTTAGAACGTCGGTGTGACGAGGCCGGTGCCAGAGATTTTTGCCCAAGCGTTGGGGTATCGGTTCGCCGTCACCGCAACGTAGCCGTACACAATCATCTGTACGTCGAGTTCGGCGGCCTTGGGCTGCTCGAAGCGCAGCATCATCGGTTCGCCGGCGCCGTTCTCCCACAGGTGGAGTTCTTGCAGGTTGCCCACGAAGATTGTGTCTTGGTTGGTGCCTGCGCCTTGAACGATGCTGACGTTTGCGTCGGTGATGACCGGCAGCCCCATAATCGTGTAGCCGGAGTTGCCGTAGACGATTGAGTCGGCGCCGGTCGACATCGCGTTGGTTGGGCCATTCGACGTCGGCACCGCGAGCGGTCGGTTTGCGGTGTCGAGCGCGGCGAGGATGAACGCCAAGCGGCGTGGGTGCATCACAATCGCGTTTGGGCCAGCGAAGTACGTTGTCTGAACCTTCTGGATGGCGTCGGCCAACTTGGGGTACAACTCGGCGACGGTCGGTGTGTCGTCGGTGTATGTGGTTGACTGGCCGGCTGACGCGAGCAGTTCGACGTTGAGTAGGTCGTCGACCTTGGTGTGATACGCGGCTGCGAGGTCGGCCATCACCAGTGAGTCGATGTTGGTGCCGCGTTCAATCGACTGCCGGCTGACGTTCTGCTGACCGGCGACGGTCTTGACGTCGATGTCCAACTTGGTGTCATCCATGTTGGTTTCTTGAACGGCTGCGCCTTCGGTCTGTACCGCGACGGCCGTGCCGGTGGTGACTTTGCTGATGCTGAGCGTCAGGCCGCTTGCCGGCAGTTGGTGACGGCGCGAGCGGTCTGCGAGCGGGCGACCGGCGCGCGCGAGTGGCGCGGCGAGGTCGGTGAGAAACTGCGGCACGATGAGGCCAGCGAAGTTGGCGCTGGTGACGTCGCGGCGCTCGACGTGCTCTTCGCGCGAGTGACGCGCGAGACGCTCTTGCGCTGCGTAGTCGTTGTTGAACTGTGCGCGGTACGCGTCGGCGATGAACGAGTGCTCGCCGGTCGGCGTGTAGGTGCGCGGCTCGGCCTTGACCGTCGTGACGGCCTCTTCGATGCGGAGTGCGGCGCGGCTCTCGGCGGCCTTTGCGGCGCGCTCTTCGAGTTCGACGTGGCGACGGATTTGCTCATCGAGGTCGCGCACTGCGTCGAGCGCGCTTGCCACCTCTTTGTCCTCGTCGGCGGTGAGTTCGCGCACCATTGATTGCGCGGCCTCGACGATGGCCTCGGCCTTTTCGAGCATTGCGCCGCGCTTGTCGCGAAGAGTGTCTGAGTAGTTCATCGTGGGCTCCATCTGTGGGTCTTGGCTTGTGCTACCTGCAACTGCCGTTGACGCAGCAGCCGCGAGGTCGTCGGGGTTAGCGTAGCAACATTTGCGAGGCTACGCAACTCGGCGCTTGTTTGCTCGTAAGCGGGGAATGTGACCACGCTGACGTCGAATAGGTCGACGGCGAGCAGTTCGCGTTCGCGGCGGTCGGCCGACCAGTTGTCGCGGAGGGTCTTGAACGCGAACGACATTTGGCTGACGTCGCCACGGCTGAGCGCCGACATTAGGCGCTGCGCGTCGGGGTTGGCGGCGTCGAGGTCGGCCTCCACGCGTAGGCCGGTGTCATCCTCGGATAGCCGTAGGGTGCCGGAGGTGGTGCGGGCGAGCGGCACGCCGTCGTGGTCGATTAGCAGCCGCACGTCTTTGTCGAGGGTGTCGGCGAACGCGCCACGCCTCACGACCTCGGTGAACGGTAGCGGTTCGCTCGGCGCGTCGAATACGGCGGCGTATCCGACGAGGGTGGTGCCGTCGCCGAGTTCGCGGAGGTCGAGGTTGGTGTACGCGACGCGGCGCTCGTCGTTGCCGGTCGCGCACCATCGGGCGTCGAGTGAAGTGCTCATCGTCATCAGCATAGCAAGCGGGTCGGGGTCGACGCCACTGGGGTCGAGGTGCCGAGCGGCCGAGTAGCGCGGGTGGTCGCGGTGGAGTAGGTCGTTGTCGCCGACGTACTTGTCGTTTTTGGGGCTGCCGGTGCGCGCCAAGTGTAGAAACGCGTTGACGCGCGCCATCGCCCATTGGGCTCGCGTCATGTTGGGGCGATGCGACGTTGAGAATGCGCCGGCGCCTCGCCGCCAGACGGCGCGCAGGGCGCTTACCCGCACGCGTGTCCACGCCGGCCGGTCGTCTTTGGTCATCGCGGCGTTGTGCTCTTCGGCTTTGTTGCGCAGCGCCGTCTCGGTGGCTTCATTGAGTTTGATGTCGCCGGTCTTGTCGGCGGCCGAGCCGGCAGGGTTGGTGTCGCTGCCTTTGATTTGGTCTTTGGCGGGTGCGGGCGCGTCGGCGCGGGTGCTCTCGTCGAGTTGCGCGACGATGCGCTCGGCGTATCGTTGAGCGCGTTGCGCGGTCGCGCGACTGCTGCCGCCGCCCCACAGCAACATCGCCACGACGCCGGCGGTTATCTCGCCGGCCTCGGCGGCGTCGAGGTCGCCAATGTGCCTCGCAATCCACGGCGCGATGCGACGCCACTTGTCTTCGCTGAGCGCCTCGCCGTCGGCCATCTTGCGGGCGTCGGCGACCGTTTGCGGTCGCAGGCCGGCGCCTGACTTGCCCTCGGCGTGCAGCGCTAGGCCGCGTCGGGCGCTCGACGCCATAAACGCGGGCGCGACGAGAGACGGCGCGCGCGTCTCAATCTCGTCGACGTCGGCGGCGGGTTCGCGTTCGCCGACCTCGCCGGCGGGCTCTTCGCCCTCGTCGAGAGAGACGGCGACCATCTGGTCAATCGCAGATTGTTTGTCTGCGTGGCACGCGAGCAGCGCTAACGTGCCGTCGGCCTCCACCTTGACGGTCGCCCAAGCGTCGCATTCGGGGTGATTAGCGGTGATGCCGTAGGGCATAGGCGCTCACTTTGGCGGTAGCGCGTCGGTGCCGATTGTCGGCAGTTCGCCGCCCTCGACGCCGGCGATTACGGCGCCGGCGAGGCCGAGCACGAACTGGTCGCCGCCCTCATACGGCTCGCGGTTCTCAATCTGGCGCGCCTCGTTGGGCGTCAGGGTGCCGCTCATAATCATCGTCTGTTGCGCTTTGACGCGCGTGTTCAGGTCGGCGCGCTGCAACTCGTCGGCGTTGAAACGCACGTACTGACTGGCCGGTAGCATCTCGCTCAACGCATCTTCGATGCGACGCATGTACGGCAGCAGCGTGTGACGCACGAACTGGATGCCGGCTGACTCGACGTTTTGATAGGTCTGGCTCTCCCCGCCGGTGCCCATCATCATATGAAGCGGTATGCGGTAGGCGCGCGCGATGTCGCGCACAATCGCCTCGCGGTGTTCGAGCATCTGCATGTCTGCGGCGCTCGTCGTGATGCTGCGCCATTTCAGGCCGCCGGTGAGCACCGCCGGTCGGCGCCTCTTCCAGTGCGCCTCCTCCCACGTGTCGCGCAGGATGTTGGCTTGCTCCATCGTGATGGTGGTGTCTGTTTCCAGCACGCTCGACGGCGTGGCGCCGTCGCCGTAGAACGCGGCGAGAAACCTATCCATCGCAATCCCCATACCGATGGTGTTGCGTAGCGCCTCCATCGGCGAGATACCGCGCTTGGAGTTGGGTAGCAGCAGCCAGTGGATGGCGCGCACGTCGCGTTGCGAGTAGAGTTCGCCGCCAATCTCGTAGGCGTACTGATTGGTGTCGGTGATGAGTTGGTCTTTGATTTGGTGCGGGTGAAGCACGACCATCTCCGAGGGCAGTTCGCCGGCGCGTCGCGGGGCGTAGACGTAGGCGCAGCCGTGGAGGGTGAGCGTCGCCATCACTTGATGGATGAACTCGAACATTGACTGTCGGGCGTTCGGTTTGAAGAGTACCGACGGCGTGGGCAGCCGTTCGGTGCGGCCGTTGCGCTCGCGTAGCAACTCCACCGGCATAGACGCGACTGAATCAGCCAGCAAGGTGACGGCGTTGATGACCGCTGAGTGGGCGAACGCGGTGAACTCGTTGACAATCTCGCCTGAATAGTTGGCGTATCGCGGCCGAGCGGTGATTTGGTAGGGGTCGACGTTGAGCGGTAGCGCTCGTTGCTCGACCTTACGCCACAGGCTCATTGCTTGACCGCGCCGAACACGATGAGTAGCACGCCGGCGACGACGGCGGCGGCGCGCCAATCCCAACCGGCGACGCCGACGACGAGCGCCGCGAAGCCGGCGACCTCGGCGACCGCGCCTACGTCAATCTTGTCTCTCATTGCCATACGTTGACCACCGTAGCCTGCTCGGCCTGCTTCATACGCGTTGTTGCGCGGTCTAAGGCTATCACCAGCGCGATACACGCGTCAATCTTGCGTTTGGATTTGTTCTTGGATAGGCGCCAACCGTGGTCGGTGACGCGTTGCGCGGCCGACAGCACGTGGTCGGCGAGGGTGGGCGAGCCGTCGTGCGCCACTCGCCGGTTGACGATGAGTTCATACGCGTGGCCGCACGCCGGCACCATACGTTGCGCGCTTTGCGGAAACTCGACCATTGGCAGGCCGTCGTCGGCGAGCGCCTCGGCTGAGCGTTGGAAGTAGGCAGGGTCGTATGCGAACTCGACGACGCGGTACGAGTGGTGGAGTTGCCGCAGGTGCGCCTCGACGGCGGCGACGTCGATTGCCTCGCCGTCGGGGTTCCAGATACGCGACCGCACGACGAGCCGGTCGCCTTGCGGTTGCGCGGCGACGACGGCGACGCTGTCGTGCTTCAACGCCATGTCTACGCCGACGAATAGCGGCGCGTCGTCGACGAGCGGCGCGTCGTCGCGGCACGCATCCCACGCGCCGGCCGGCAGCCAACACTCTTGCGCCCTCACCCACTGATTGAGACGCCAGCGCCTGAACGCCGACTCAGACGTCTGTTTGACGGCGGTGTCGAGGTCGTCGACCGCGAGCAATCTCTCGGCGAGGTTCGGGTTAGAGGCGCGCCACTGCTGCCGGTCGCGTAGGTCGCAATCGGCGGCGGCCTCCCACCACCAGCAGCCGAACGTCTCGTCGACTATCTCGCCTTGCGCGCACTGTTTGCCGTAGAGGTACTGCCGGCCGGCGAGCGTGTCGAGGTCGTAGCCGGCGGTCGTAATCGACAACACGAGCGGCTCGACGCGCGCGCCTGAGCCGAGGCTCATCTGGTCGAAGAGGTCGGCGCCTGCCTGATTCCACAACTCGTCGAACACGACCAGCGACGGATTGAGGCCGGCCTGCGATTTGAACTCAGACGACAACACGCGAAACACGCTGCCGAACATCGGCATCTCGATTGCGTCGCGGTACACCTTGGCGACGTTGGCGAGTTGCGGCGACATCTGTATCTGCTGCCGTGCCTCGTTGAACACGATGCGCGCCTGCTGCCGGTCGCCGGCGACGGCGTACACCTCGGCGCCGGCCTCGCCGGCAATCATCCCATAGACGGCGATGGCCGAGCCCATCAGGCTCTTGCCTTGTTTGCGCGGTAGGCCGACGAGCGCGCGACGATACCGCAGCCGGCCGGCGGCGTTGCGTTCGTAGAGGGCGCGCAGCAGCCACCGTTGCCACGCCGTGAACCTGAGAGGTTGCCCTGCCTTGAAACCTTTGAGAACGTGAAACTGCGCCTCGGCAAGTTTGATGAGGTCGTCGCCGTCGGTCTTGGCGTGTCGTCTCGGCGTGTAGAACGTCGGCGCCCACTTAGGGTTGGGCAGCATTCCTCTTGGCGTCGATGCGGG